TGCTTGTTAAATACTGTAAAAATATTTTCGGTACAACTTTTGTTACACCTCCAAACCCGCATGGTTATGCCTTTCTTTATATATATAATATAATTTGTAACAATAATATAAATATAATATATATATATAATAAGAAAAATATATATTCTCTATATAATATAGAGTTACGCACATAAGTTTTATTTTTTTGTTACATTGTTACAAAGTAGCTTAAAGTTAGTAATATCAATGGTTGTAGCTGTAACAAAGTGCATTTTAGTTTTGTTACAAAATACCCTTGTTTTTGTTACAGAATAAATAATTAAGTTTAATTAATATAAATTATTAATTAGAAAAGAGATGATAAAATGAAATTTGATGCATTAGAAATTAAGAAAGATAGATTAAAAGAAATAGATTTACAGATTAAAAAAGCAGTAAAAAGAAAAGATTGGAACATGGTTAATAAATTAAAATCAGAAAAGAAAGATTTAATTATAGATATACAAAAGATTCAGGAGGTAAGGAATGGAAGATAGATTTAAGAAAACAGAATATCATTTATATCAGTACAAAGATATTGATAAACTTAATCAAGTTGCGGATCTAAGAATTAAAAAACTTTTAAATGATGTAAGTCTTGGTGGTGGAGATATGTTTGGAGAAAAATCATCTAAAACCAATAAGTTTAATTCTAATGTTGAAAATGAAGTAATTAAGCGTGATGAAACTATTAGATTTGAAATAGATAACTTAAAACGTGATAAAGAAAACAGAATATTAGAAAAGCAGATAATAAATACATCACTTGACCTACTAGAAGAAGAAGAAAAAAAACTTGTTGAACTTAGATACTTTTCTAAACCAACTAGAAGCTGGACAAGTATTGCACAAGACTTAAACCAATCAGTAGATAATTGTATTAAAGTAAGAAAGAAAGTAATAAGTAAGTTATCAGATTATATACTCTAAATCATTATTATTATGTTATTCTTATATCTTTATTATTTTATTATTACATTATTGTAAGTGTACTGTTTTCAAGGCTTTGCAGGTAATATAATAGTATTGTAGAAAGAATTAATTAAACACTTTCTACAGGTACTAAAGATAAATCAAATGCCCTCTTATAATTAAGACACCTATAAATTAATGTAGGTGTCTTTTTAATATGCTTATTAGCTTATATAAGAGGTTATTAATTAAATTGATTAATTATACTAGAATATATTTAAAGCTTGTCTAAAAACCTAATAGATAATTTTAAATACATATTATATGTTACATTTAATAAAAATTGATGTGATGATGTGACTAATACAATCAAGGAGGTGTTTAAGTACTATGCTAACAGAACAACAAAGAGAATGTATAGACCAATTATGCATTGGAACTAAGACGATTCAAGAGATTGCAAATGATATAGGATGTCGTAGAGAAACGATAAGTAGATGGAAGAATCAAGATGAAGAATTTAAGGCGGAGCTTAACAAACGCTCACATGATTTTGATAATGGGATAATTGATGAAGGCAAACGATCTTATACGAGAATATTAAGTGAAGCCATTAAAAATATTAGAGAAATAGCTAATGACAAGGAAGTCGACGCTGGAACTAGGTTAAAAGCTAATGTCGAGATAGTAGATAGAACGTTAGGTAAGGCAACTACCAAGATAGAACAATCATCTACAGGCGATAATGATAATACTCCAGTAAACATAACTGATATGTTAAAGCAAGTACAAACGGATAATGTTATTGCCTTGCCTAAAGATAAAGCTAAGTAGTGTTCGCTAAACTATAGTATTACGTCCGTAAACAAAACCTTAATATATACGTTCAATAAACACAATAAAATAATTAACAAACGTTTATAAAATAGCATTGTGTTTTACGAACAATAGGAATATAATAGAAGTATAAGTGATAGGGGTATATTCTAAATTGCAGAATCTCAAAAACCTGTCACTAAGCTCCATAAAATTTTATTATATTTTTTAAATTGAGGTGTTGGGTATGAGAACGTATGGTTATATTAGAGTTAGTAGTAGAAAACAAAATGAAGAAAGACAAAGAGTAGCTTTAAGAGAATACTGTGAAGAAAATAAAATAAACATGGATTTTGAAAGAGATGTTATTACAGATGAACAAAGTGGTAAGAACTTTAATAGAGATGGATATATACTTCTTAAAGAACATCTTTTAAGAGCTGGCGATACTTTAATCATAAAAGAACTGGACCGTTTAGGTAGAAATATGGATATGATTAAAAATGAATGGATGGCACTTGAAAGAATGGGAATTAATTTAATAATTATTGATAATCCCATGTTAAGCACTAATAATAAAGGTGATCTTGATAGAAAGGTAATAAGTAATATAGTATTTGAATTAATGTCTTATATGGCTCAAAAAGAAAGAGAAAAGATACTTAAAAGGCAAGCAGAAGGATTAGCAGCTATGCCAGTAGATAATAATGGAAAGAAAATATCTATGAAAACTAAAAGAGCTATTGGTAGACCTTCACTTGAATATCCTTCAAATTGGAAAGAAACTTATGATAATTGGAAATCTGGTGAAATAACAGCAGTTAAAGCTATGGAACTTACAGGATTAAAGAAAACTAGCTTTTATAAATTAGTTAAGCAATATGAAAATAAATAATTATTAGCACTTAGAGTTTATCTAGGTGCTTTTATTGTGGGGTGAAATATATGTGTGAGCATAAATGGATATTTCAAGAATCAGTTTATAATTTTGAATATGGAAGAGGACCTTCAGGACAGAACCATTATAAAAGAATAGATACTTATTACTGTGAAAAGTGTATTACAACTAAAGAAGTAACTACTAAAGATGAATGGAGCAGAGAAAAGCCATATTGGTGGAAAAATAATTAATCAGAGGTGATAACATGATATACTTTGACAATTTAAAATTTGATACAGAGCTTAAATATGAGGTATATCTGTTAAATAAGTACCTCACTAAACATTACAATAGTGAGACATCTAAAGCACTCATGGAAGCTAATAATAGTGATTTAGACGAACTTGCAAGGGCATTAGGTGAAATAGATATTGAATTTTTTAGTTTATATTTTATGAGTGATACATTCGTTGTTAAAGATAATAATTTCAATAGAAAGTTAGCGCCTGTGCACTATGAAATGTTAGATTTAGCAAATGATATGTTTATAAGAGATAAGTTTGATAAAGCTTGTGCATTAGAACCACGTGGAACAGCTAAAACTACAATATTTGATATGACAGCAGGAGTTTATTTACATTGCTATAAGAAAAGTAAATTTACATTGCTAGGAGCTAAAACAGATGATGATTCTACTCAATTTTTGAGTTCAATAAAAAAACAATTTAATGAAAATAAAAAAATAAGAAAAGTATTTGGAAAATTAATAAATCCAAAGGCTATTAATCCTACTACAGGTGAAAGATATAAAATAAACGCAAATGAAGTTGAGTTTACTAATGGCACTTATATAAGAGTAGTAGGTTCAGGAACATCTGTCAGAGGTGCAAATTGGAACGGAGTAAGACCAACCGTTGTAATTGGAGATGACTTTCAAGATAAGAAAAATATACTTACAGAGGATTCCCGAAATAAACAATATAATAAATGGATGACAGAAGTAGAAGAAGTAGGAGATAAAGCTGTTTACAGAGATGGTAAAAAGATTAAATCAGCTACTAAAATAATTTTTATAGGTACTGTGATGCATATAGACTGCTTAGCTTCTAAATTATCAAGGAACACCACATATCATCTTATTTTAAGACGTGCAATACCTTTGGAAGGTGATGAAAGTGTAGATGATATATTTGATTCTGATTTGTGGAAAGAATGTCATGACATTTATTATGATGAAAAAATAATAGATAAAGATGAAAGGCAAGAAAAAGCAAGAAAGTTTTATGAGAATCATAAAAAAGAGATGGAGTTTCCTGTTTTATGGTCTGAAAAATGGAGTTGTTTTGAATTAGCAACTAAATATTGGGAAGATAGAGAAAGCTTTTTTTCTGAATATCAAAATGATGCAAGTTCTATAGGAGAAAAGTGGTTTAAATCTGTTAGAACTCAAACTAAAGAAGAAATTGAGCAGCATGATTTTACTAAAACTATGCTTAGTGTGGATCCAGCAAGTACTACTAATAAGAAATCAGATAGCACAAATATTATGGCTGGAAGTAAAGCAACTAATGACTTTACCTATATTAGAGATATAGTACATAGGAAAATGACATTTAATCAATATTGCGAAAAAGTTGTTGAGGTACTTGAAAGAAATTTAGATGTTACTCATATCAATGTTGAAAAAAACACTTATCAAGGTGCTGATGTAATTAAGATTAAAGAACTAATTGCTGCAAGTGAAATACTCAAAGGTAAAAAATATGAGTGGATTAATGAAATGCAGAAGAAAAATAAAGATGAAAAGATTAGTACAATAGTTGATGCTGTTAATAACGGTCAAATTATTATTGTATCTGATTGTGAAGATAGTAAAGTTGCTATAGAAGAAATAGAAGAGTTTCAAGGTCAATTATATTCAGTTCATGATGATGCACCTGATAATTTAGCAGAGTTAGAAAATAAAATAAAAACTATTAAAGTAAGAAAAAAATTAAGAATTGGTTCTATTGATCAAATTTATGGATAAGGAGGTTTGTGATTATGGATGATAAAGAATTAGAAATAATTAAAAGGTGCTATCTAGATTATAAAAGCAATTATGATTACTATGATAAAATAAATGCTTACTATTACGGAAATACCGATAGTCTTAGTAAATTTAAGCCTATGAAAGGTAGAAGTAATCTTAAAGTATTTACTAATTTCGTACAAAAATTAGTAGATGAAGAAGCACAATATAGTTTTGGCAATAATATTACTTATACTTATAAAGATAATAATCCTCAAGTACCTAAAGATATAAATTATTATCTTAAAAATAATGTGGCCGATCATGATTTGAATTTGGCAATAGAATTAATAAAGTATGGTTTAGGTTATGAACTTTCTTATTTAGATGAAAATTTAGAATTTAAAAACAAAATAATCACTCCATTAGATGGTTACACATATTTCAAAGGTGATAAATTAAAATATTTCTTACATATACACTCAAATCAGTTTAATGATGAGGAATATATAGATGTTTATACTGATGAAATGATATATTATTTTGATTCTAATTTTGTAGAGGTTGAAAATCCTAAATCACATCCATTCGGAATAGTACCAGTTGGAATTGGCAAGGTTGGTGGAAAAACCTACACTGAAAAGAATGGATATATAGAGGGTGATAAGACTATCTATAGGACTATAAAGACTTTACAAGATGCTTTTGAAACTAATTTAAGTGATATGGTGTCAGAAATAAGTGATTTTAGAAATGCAATATTGAAACTATATGGAATTGAAACGGAAAATGAAACAGACAAGGATGGAAATGTTGTTTTAGATGATGATGGCAATCCTAAGCAAAAGCAGCCTGTTATTAGAGGAAATTCTGTATTATTTTTTGGAGATAAGAAAATTGAAGATGCAGAATGGTTGATTAAAAATATTAATGATACTTTTATAAAAAATACCAGGGATGATGTTAAAGATTTAATATACACATTAACTTCTCATATAGACTCTAATGAGAAAATGGTTAGCAATCTTAGCGGGATGGCCCTTAGAAGTAGACTCCAAAATCTAGAGGCTAAATGTTCTATGAATGAAAAGGCTATGACAAATATTATAAGAACTAGGCTAAGATGTTTATTTAAATATTTATGGACCATTAAAGGTGATAATTATGATTCTAAATTAATTCATATAGAATATACTCCTAAGGTTCCAGTTGATGAAGCAACTATAGCTCAAATAATTTCTCAACTTCCGCAAGGACTTGTTTCAAATGAAACTTTAAGATCATGGCTGCCTCGTATTAGTAATCCAGTTACTGAAGGTGAAAAAGTTAAAAAAGAACGACAAGAAGATTTAAAAAATGAATTAGATCTTGATAAGGTAGTTGGTGCAAATGAGTAAGAAACTTACTAAAGAACAACAACTTTATATCGATAAGCAATTAGAATTTACTGAAGAGCTATATAATAAAGCTGATGAACAACTAAAGGAAGTATATAAGGCACAATTAAGCAATAGGAGTGAAATACTAACAGAGATAGCCAATACCATGTTATCTTATAATATTGCAGACAGTAAATTAGCTATTAGTATTGCTGAAAAGAAGAAATTAAAAGAAAAGTTAAGCAAAGTAATTAGAGATAAAATTCAAGATGAGCTTATTAATGAAACTAACTTAACTAATGAACTTCTTAAGATTACTGGTAAAGAAAAATATAATATAAACAACTACTTATATGATATAGGAATGAATACTAGTTGGGATATTAAGCCCGTAGATAATGAAACTCTAAAGGATGTAATTAATACTAAGGTAGATAATAAAATTTGGAGTGACAGGCTTTGGAATAACAAAAATGACCTTCAAAAAGATTTAAAACTAGAAATTGATGATTTCCTTAATGGAAAAACTAGTGTAAATGAAATAGAAGCAAAAATAAAGAAAAAGTATAATTCAAATGCATATAATACTAAGAGATTAATACAGGATAACATTTGCAGAGTTCAAGAAGGAATTAATAATGTTTGGCAGCAAGAACACAATATAAAATATGTCTTATACATGGCTACTTTAGATGGTCATATATGCGCTAATTGTGCTCAATATGATGGAAAGCCCTTTGAATTAGATAAAAAGCCTGTAGAAATACCTCAACATCCATTTTGTAGGTGTTGTTATACAAGCATACCTAATGCTGATTGGCGACCTAAAATGAGGCTTGATAATGAAACTAAAGAAAAAATTAATTGGCAAAGCTATGAGGAATGGCATAAGAATTATATAGAAAATAACCATAAAAGACTTGCTAATGAAAAAATGATTAAAAATAAATCATCTGATAGAAAGCAATATGAAAAATATAAAGAAATTTTAGGAAAAGAAGTGCCTAAATCTTTTGATAAGTTCCAGAAGTTGAAGTATAATAATACTAATGAATGGGAATTATTTAAAGATTATACTAAATCAAGATTAAGTAATATGATTTCAGTATTTAGTTCTTTTGATGATTATAAAAAATATAAAATGATAATTAATAAAGAAATAGTAGGATTAAAAACTGTAAATGGGATTAAAATCAAGTCACAAAGCAAACATTTTATAGAGAGAGTACTTGGAACATCATTTGATCCTGAAAAGAAAAGGCCAAGGGAAGGTATTGAAGCAGATGATATATTAAAAACATTGACAAATCCATTAAAAATAAAGGAAGAACCTAAGAAAAATAGTCATAAATTTATTGGAGAAAAAATAACAATAACGGTAAACCCTAATACAGGTAATTTAATTCAATGTAATCCAACAGATAGTGATTTAGTGAGGAGGTTAAAAAATGTATAAAATTATACTAAGTAAATCATTGTATGATTATATGACTGATAAACTAGAGGATAATTTGAAAAATAAAATAAAAGATATTAGCTATAAAAATGACAAGGTTGACTTTTATTTAGATGTTGATACTAAATTAGATATAATGGAGTTTGTAGAAGATAAACAATTAGAAATAGGATTTGTAAATGAAGATTATTTAAATGATGATGGAGAAAAGCTTCAAAAAATATATGATGAAATTTATTATCAAACAAACTAGAGCACTTACTTAGAAAAATGAGTAGGTGCTTTTATTATGCAAAAATTTAAGGAGGATGAGTTAATTTGAAACTTAAAATAATTGATAAAAAGATATTTATTGATGATAAGGAAATCCCCAATGTTGTTAAACTATCTATACATAAAGAACCTAAAATGCTAGATAGAGTAGTTTTAGAATTTTATGTAGATGAAGTTGAAGAAAGGTAAGGCGATCTGATGTCTCGTTTAAGTCTAACGTTATAGTCTTAGTTTTATTTAGGAGGAATAGATTATGTTAATAATTAAATGGATAGCATTTATCTATATAATAGTAGATGCAATACTTTCTTTTATTGGCACAGTAGTAGCAAAAACAACTGAAAAAAGAGGAGCAAATGCAATAATGCTAATATTTAATATAATAGTTACTATTGCTTTGTTTAATGGAATATTTGACAACCTATAGGGACTTATTTTTATTTTAGGAGGAATTGAAAGATGAAAGAATTAAGTACAATCCAAAAGAGAGAGAAATTAAATACAGTTATGTGTGTAGATAATGAAGGTCCAGGAGGTGCACATCATAAATATTTAATTCAAAGTAAAGAAAGAGATTTAAATGGAACTCCTTTGTTTTTAGGGGAAATTCAGTTACAATGTGGACCACGTAAAGATGAAAATTCAATTCATGGTGTAATTGATACAGATTTATTAGAAATAGTAAGAGATAGATTAAAAGCCTTCCAAAGAGGTCCTTATTCTTGTAGAGAAAATGCCTGTGCATTAACACATATAGAAGAAGCCTTACTTTGGTTAAATATGCGTAAGGAAGATAGAATTGAAAGAAATGTATTAGGGAAAAATGAAAAATAATGCAAAGTATTATTAATTTAATTATAGGTTCTACATTAGCAGTAATAATTACTGTTATAGTTCATTATCTAAAGTCTTAGTAATAAGGCTTATTTTTATGTTCTTAAGCTTGTGGGTGTATTTCGTGTACAAGTAGATAAATTATATATTACAAAAATAAAATGTGTCTTAGGACGTTTAAAACGGTCTAGGGGATGAGGAGGAAATATGTTTAAGAAAGATTTATTAAAACTTACTGAAAATATTGAAGATGAGGGTTCAGTTGATGAAGTCTTATCACAAAGTGATTTTGCAAAGTCACTTTTAAGTAGTGGCTTAACTTTAGATGCATTTAAAGAAAAAGAAAATGACACAGAATTTAAATCTTATTTAGATTCTATTAAGGACACACATTTTACAAAAGCATTAGAAACTTGGAAGGCTAATAATTTAAATAAAATGGTTGAAGCTGAATTACTAAAGAGAAATCCAAGTAAAACTCCAGAACAACTAAAGCTAGAAGAAATGGAACAAAGACTTAATGAGTCAGAAAAGCAAAGAAAATTAAGTGATCAAAAGTCAAGAATAAAGAGTGATGAATCTTATAAAGGAATTGATTCAAAAATAATTGATTTATTAGTTAATGAAGATGAAGAAATTACAAAGGCAAATTTAGCTCTTTATGTTGAAGGTAACAAACCTTTTATACAATCAGAAATTGAAAAGAGATTAAAAGATAACCAATATACTCCACCAAGTAATGAATCTGATAAGGCAAAACAACTTGAACAAGATGTATATAAAGCTTTTGGTCTTTAAAAAAATAAACATAAAAAGAGAGGATGATTAAATCATGGCAAATACAATACAATATGCACAAATTTTTCAAAAGGCATTAGACAAACAAATATTAGCAGCGGCTACTTCTAATTGGATGGAAGCTAACGCAGGACAAGTTATTTATAAAGGTGGAAATACTGTTAAAATTCCTAAACTATCTACTAATGGATTAGGGGATTATGATAGATCAAATGGATATGCAGGTGGGGCAATTACTTTTGAATATGAAACTAAAACTATGACTCAAGATAGATCAAGAAGTTTTTTACTTGATTCAATGGATGTTGATGAAACAAATTTTGTATCAACTGCTGGAGCTGTAATGAGTACATTTCAAAGCGAAAATGTTATTCCAGAAATTGATGCCTATAGATATAGCTCATTAGCACAACAAATAATGGCTAAGGAAAAAGCAACTTATGGTTATACTGCAGATGCTACAACAATTATGAATACTTTAAAAACTGAAATAGATACAATAAAAGATGTTACAGGGGATGTAAATTTAGTGTGTTGTATCTCTAGACTTGTATTAAGCTTATTAGAACAAGGAACTAGACTTGAAAAGGTTCAATTTACAAGTGGAGATATTGTTACTGAAGTAAGTTCAATTGATGGAGTTCCATTATTACCAGTTCCATCTGCAAGAATGAAAACTAAATATATCTTCAATGATGGTAAGACTTCTGGTCAAGAAGTGGGAGGATTCAAGGCAGCTGATGATGCTAAAGATATTAACTGGATTATTACTCCAAGAATAGCTCCAATAGCAGTTTCAAAAACTGATAAACCTAAAATCATTGATCCAGAATCAAATCAAGATGCAGATGCATGGAAGATTGCTTATAGAAAATATCATGACTTATGGATTACAGGTGAAAAAATAAAAGCATCACATGTAAATATTAAACAGGCCAAGGCATAGGAGTGATTGAATGATAAAGCTTGAAAATATGAATGTTCAAAAGATTGTAAGTACTGAGGAACAGGCTGAAAAGCTTGTTTCTTTAGGTTTTAAGATAGTTGAAGAAAAAACAGAAAATAATGATGTGGAAAACTTCAATCAAGAAGAACTAATGAATATGACAATGGATCAGTTAAAGAATATTTGCAAAGATAATAATTTAGAAGGATATAGCAAGTTAGGAAAAGATGAACTGATTAATTTTATAATAAATAATTTAAGAAAGTAGGTGATATGCCTATGGAAAAAGATTTGGATAAAGACCAGGAAAAAGCTATTTTTATTATAAAAAAATATCTTAAAGTATTTAATAATTCTAAATGGACTAATGAATATATTCTAACTAATTATTTATTTGCAGTAGAGCAGCTTATTAAAAATTCTAAAAAAATTGAAAAGACTAAAGAAAGCGTTGGAGTTATATCACAAAGTCAAGGTGATAGAAGTACTACTTTTATGGATAATATTGAAGCTTGGGTGATAACAGAAGATATTAAGGCTTTATTGCCTAATCCAATTAATTTTAAGGTGTGGTGATTATGTACTATGATAAAGAGATAAATATTTATACCTATAGTCCTTATGAAGATGAACACAGAATAACAAGGGATGGCTATATAAAAGCAAGTAATGAGCCTTACTTAATGGATGTTCAGCCTTATTCTGCTGAGAAATGTAAGCAAGATTATGGATATGACATTGAGTGTACTAAAAGAGTTTTTTCTGATATTTATAGTGAAATAACTGAAAGTGCTGTTATTGGTTATAGAAATAAGTTTTATTCTATACAAAAAATAATTGAGTGGGATGATTATTTAGAACTTATGATACTGGAAACTAAAGAAGATATAAAAATTATTGAAACTGAGGTTGAAGATAATGAGTAGTACTTTTGGTTTTAATGAGTTTATAAGTAAAATTAATTTATCTAAACAAAAATTAGATAATGTTATAGATGATACATTAATGGAAGGTTCAATAGAGGGTGTTGCTGAAATTCAAGCTAGAACTTCAGTAAAAACAGGAAACTTAAGAAGATCTGCAACCAGTGGGAAAATTGAAATAGAAAGTAACATTCATTCTATTAAAGTTGGATATGACTCAAATCAAGCACCTTATGCTGATGCTTATGAGAACGGTCATAAACAAGAAGTAGGAAAATATGTCCCCTCTATTGGTAAAAAGCTTGTTAAAGAGTTTGTACCAGGAAAGCATACAGTAAGAGATAGCTTAATTATAGTACAATCTGAATTACCAGAAAAGTTAAGAAGAAAGATAGGTGATACATTTAAATGATTGAAAATGTTGAGCTTTTATATAGTGTATGTAAAACATTAAAAGATAGGTTTCCTAAAAATAATATTTTTATTGATGATAATAAAAAAGAAATAACAGTTCCAACATTTAGTGTTAAAATCAAACCACTAAAAAGCACTAATCATTTTAATTTGAGAAAGAAACTTTATAATATTTATATAACTTTTGTAGAAGATGTTAAAACACAAGAAAATTCATTACAAATGCTTGATAATTTAATTGAATTGTTTGATGAAAATATATATGTTAAATCAAGGGCATTGCCAATATTAAATAAAGATATAAATGATAATGAAGATTGCCTTAATTTTATGATGACTCTAAACTTTTATGATGGAAAGGCTGAACCTGTTCCAGAAACTCCAGATGCAACTTATGATAAGCTTATGGGAATTTTAAAATTAAATATTGTTGATTAAAGACTAGCTATAACTGGTCTTATTTTTATGCACAAAATTAGAAAGGAGAGATGTATATGGCAACAAGTAATACTATGCATGGTACTAAATTTACAGTACAGGCATTAGCAGAGACAGCCAATATTAGAGCAAAACATGGAGTACTTTTTCTAATTCTAGATGATCCAACTGTAACTCCAGGAGTATATCAATATTCCAAATTAAAAAAAGTTGTTGAAAAATATGAAGAAAAGAATAAATCTCTTATAAGTACAATTTTCGCTGATTATGGAGTTAAAACATTAATAGTATCTGTTGGACACGCTGAAAGCGGACTAACTGGTTCTCTAGATAAATCATTATCATTACTTAATAAAGTAAATGAAAATGGATGGTTAGCAGTACCACAAATTAAAACAGATGAGGATAAAAAGAAGGTAGCAGATTTTGTTAAATCTCAAAGAAAAGAAGAAGACTATCAAATAAAAGCTGTACTATACAATTATAAAAGTAATTTTGAAGGGATAGTAAATTTTACTGGAAAAGACTTAGGGGATATTTCTCCAGAAGAATATACAATACAAACAGCAGCTACATTATGTACTTTGGGCGCAAATGAAGCTATTACAAACCACATTGCAAAGAATGTAAAAAGTTGTGATGTGAAAGTAGACAACAATGAGTGTGTATCTAATGGAGAATTATTTTTATATAACAATGGTACTAACATTGTTTACTCAAGAGGTGTAAATTCACTTGAAGTTATCGAAAATACACAATCAGAAGCATTATCTAAAATAAGAATTGTTGAAACTATGGATCTCGTGAAATCAGATTCTAATAAAATATTTGAATCACACTATTTAGGCAAAATAGGAAACTCATATAAAAATAGAAAAACATTGATAAATGAGCTGAACTCTTATTTAAGAACTTTAAGTAATGAAGGTTACTTAAGTAATGATGAAGAATCTTTTGCTGAATTAGATGCTGAAGCTACTAGAAAATATTTAGAATCTAAAGGTATAAATACAGATGAAATGAAAGATGAAGAAGTTTTAAAAGCTAAAACAGGAAGTTATGTATTTATAAAAATTACATTAAAAATTATGGATTGTATTGAAGACATTCATATTTGTCTACAATATGAAACTTAGAAAGGAGTGGATTAAATGAGCCAACAATTAAATCCTTATGATGTTGTTAGAACCAACAAAGGGTATATGAAAATAAATGGTATAGAGCTTGCAGAACTTAAAGAATGTGAAATTAGTATTGAACCTAATACTAAAAACTTACCACTTATGAACTCAGCAACAGATGCAGAAGTAACAATGAGTTACAAATGTACTATAGCATTTAAACTTAATAAGAGATATAGCCGATTCAAACCAGCTATACTTGAAGCAGCTAAGAAACTTCAAAATTTCGTTTTTGATTTTGAAGCAACAAATTATACTCCTAATGGAGAAGAAGAAGAGAGTATTGCTATAACAAAAGCATGGATTAAAGGAAAAACAGTATTAATGAAGTTAGCAAGTGAAAATGATTTTGGAGAAGATAGTTTTGAAGCAGGATTCATGATTGAGAATAGTAATTATACTAATATTATAGATGATGGAGAAGATTGGTAGAGCATTAGATTTAGCTCTACCTTTAAATTTATTAATGGAAGGATGATTATACATGGCATTGTTAACTATAGAAGATATTATATCTAAAAAAGAAAATGTGAAAGAAGAAGGAAAAGAACAAAAAGGCCTTATATATTGTGAAAAATTTGGTGGAGAATTTGAAGCACATAGTTTAAGTAAAGGCGATTTAGCGGATGTTAGAGCAGAAATGAAGAAAGATCCTAAAAGAGGAACCTATAAAATGATATATATGAGTATAGATATGTTAAGAGAAAAGGAATTATTAGAAGCTTATGGATGTGGAACTAATTCTTTAAATATAGTAGAACGTTTATTTCCAAGAGAAAATCAAATTTTGGCAATGACAGAACTTTTAAATAAATTAAATGGATTAAGTAGATTAGATCCTAAAGAAATTTACTTAAAGGTGAGTGAAGAAACAAAAAACTAATAATGTCCGAAGATGGTAAAGAACTAGATATAGAACTTTATATGATGGCTCATTACCTACAGCACGGACATACTTTAAAAGAATTATGTAATTTGACTGAATTAGAAAAAATTTTTATGACACAAAGTATGTTGTTAATGAAAGAGGAAGAAACAAAAAATAATATAGCATTAGCTGAATATACAGGGAAATTAGCTAATCCATATGCAATAAAGAAATAAAGGAGGGAGGTAATTGAGTGAAAATATTTTAGGTGGTAGATTATCTTTAGAGGATGGATATACTAGCGCATTACAAAGGTTTGCGAATGGAGTATTAGCAAGTGAAAATAGGTTTGAACAATTTGCAAATAGTGTTATAAATAGTAATCAAAGAATAACTAATGATACTACAAAAACTTCCCAACAAATAGATAAAATAGCACAACGATTTATTAGGCAAGGTGATAGTGTAGCTGATGCTATCAACAAGGCTAATGATAGAGTAAAACAAAATCAAGAAAAGACCATAGAAGGATTAGCACAGAAATATATTAAATTAGGAATGACTATACAAGATGCATATTCTAAAGCTCAAAGTGAATCTAATAATATATGGAATGGTGGAGGTTCTGGTACTGGTGGTCCAGGAGGCTCTGATGGATTTAAAGATTTTGCAGAATCTTTTTTAAATAGTGGTTTTGCAGGAATAGTAGGAAAACTTGGTCTTATTGGAGCAGGAATTACTGCAGGAATTACTACAATGAAAACTATGAATAACTGGATGGAACAGGGGTTTGGAATACTTAATAAAGTGTCAGATGGTCTTTTTTCTTATGAAGGTGTTAAAAATGCAATAGAAGAATCTATGGACTTTGAAACCGGTAGAATGAAGCTTGATTTATTCTATGGTGATGAACAAAAAGGATTAGAAGCATATCAAAAAGCTACTTATGAAGCGAATAAAACTTTTGCAAGCGAAACAGATACAGTTGATATTATGGCTAAGATGGGACAAATGAGTGTAACACTTTCAGAGGATCAATTGGAAAAATTTCTAGATGTAGCTGGTACAAGGGATGAAGTTGATACAAGCCATATAGGATTAGCTGTTAAAGAAGCTATAGAAGGTAGAATTGCAATGCTTCAAATGTATGGTATTAACAATAGAAATTTAAAGTCTTATTATGATGGACTTAAGAAATCTAATCCAGAAGAATATAAAGCTTTAAAAGGAGCATTAAGTAAAAAAGGTTCGGCGGGTAATCCACAAAAATATGTTAATTTGCTTACTGGTTATATTGAGCAATCTCCAATGAATGGATATGCTGAAACATATGCTAAAACTGTTAAAGGTAAGATGGAGAGACTAGAAGGTGTATGGGGTAAATTAAAAGCAGAGATAATGGGGATTGATACTAATACTGGTACTGCAAAAGAGGGTGGAGTATTTTCTGCTATTGCAGAAATGGTTGACGGATTAAAAACTAAATTAGAAGACCCTAAAACAATAAGTGGATTAGAAACTATAGGAAATTCATTTGGTAGTGTATTTACTTCTATTTCTAATGCATTTAGTAAAGCGCTAGAGCCAGATACAATAAATAAAGTAGCAGATTCTATAGTTAAGATTGGTAATGCTTTAGCAAATTTAATTAATAATTTTGTTGAAAGTGGACAATTAGATAATATTATTGAAAAACTACCTATTTTAGTAGAAAAAACACTTGGAAATGAAGTGATAAATAAAACTACAGATTTTCAAGTTGGAGCAGATATTGCTCAAGGAAATTGGTTAGATGCTACTGGTGATTGGTTTAGTGGAAAATTAGATTGGGTATATAATGCTTTAGGAATAAAAACTGATTATGGAATACTTGGAAGTAAAGGAACTAAAATGACAGCAGAAGATAGACAAGAAAAAAATAAAAATGATCTAGATTGGCTGAACAATAAATTTGGAATTCCTAAATGGCTTTTATACAGTGATAATCCTATGATGGGTCCTAAGCTATTAACTGATGCAAATGCAAGTACTGCAATAGATAAAAATAATAAGTTATCAGATGATGAAAAAAGTAAATTAAAATATGAAATAAATAATGATGATAAGGCTAAATATAATATAACTATTCATAAAGTAGAAGCTAATAATTTTGATGAGATAATGAACTCTATAAAAGCAGCTCAAAAGAATAGAAAGTAGGTGGTTTTATGGCACAATATGCACTAAATGATTCACAAATAGTAATCACTACATTGAAACATTATGAAAATATGAATGGCTTAAGAGTTGATAGTGATAATTCTAAACCAGTAGAAGAAAGAGTTATTCTTTTGCCAGTATCACCTAGTGATTTAATGTTTGATGAAAATAGTGATGCACAAACAATAAAATTAATGAATTATGGAGAGTTACCTATTGGCATAAATAGAAAACTGGCAAAATGGTCAATATCAAGTTTTTTTCCAAAGAGGAACAATAAAGCTTATTACAATAAAAATAAAGCTAATTCAGTTTGGAAATATCCTTTTGACTTATCTAGTGGTACAGAAGATCCGTATACTTTTTATTGTGCAACATTGTTGGAATGGAAAAACAAACAAATACCATTAGTATTTATGTTTAATACTTGGGGGAACTATTATTATTGTCAAATAACTAATTTTAAATATGGTAGAAAAGATGGAATAGGAAATGTATATTATGATCTACAATTTCAAGAGTATAAAAAATTAAGTTTAGAAACTGGAGAAAACGGAACAACAGATTATTCATCTAATGTTTATTATCCGGAATCCGGTGAATCTATACAAGATATGGCTAAAAAACTTTATGGAAGCAGTGAATATTATAAAACAATAATGAGTTTAAATAATCTTACTACTCCTGTAATTATAGCAGGAAAAGGCTATAAGATAAGATGATTGACAAAACCTTCTAATAATATACAATTATAGTATATACTGTTTAGGGGGATATGTATGGACAATAATAATATTGAAAAAAATGACATAATAAGAAAAACAAAATTATCAGGAGACAATATTGCTACTGTGTTTAATATTGTTGCAATATTAATGATACTTGGAATGGTTGGTTGTTTTTTAGCTGGTAATATAGGAACAGCAATAGCATTGATAGTTGGATCTATTTCTATTTTTATATTAGGTTTAGCTGTTAAAGCCTTATTTGGTTGTATTGCTATTATAGCTGAAAATACAGAGAAACAAGTAGAACTACTAGAAGAAATGCGTAAAAATAAATAGAAAAATTTTTAAACACTTAGGAAATCCTAGGTGTTATTTTTATACTTAAATTTAAGGAAAGGAATATTACATATGGAATTAAGTGTTTATATTTATGAAAATGATGGTACTTTTAGAATTTTAAATGATTTAATTACAAATGTAAAATACACTTGTAGTTTAGATAAAATAGCACAACAAGTAGATGCAACATTAGCTTATGGAATTTATAGTGATTTACCTTCTCTTTATATAGAACCAGGGCAGAAAATAGAACTCTATGTTGGTACTAGAAATATTTTTAAAGGAAAAGTAATAACTTCTAATTTAAAAGCTGATAAAGAGGAATTAGAACTAACTTGTTACGATTTTATCTGGTATTTAACTAAATCTAAGGTTGTCTATAATTTTAACAATATAAGTGCTTTTGATGCTGTATGTAAAATCTTTAATGATTTAGAAATTCCATATTCAGTAGATGGAATATTAGGTGGACCTAATGGGGAAGGAGCTTCAATTAATATAGAACATCTAGTTAAAAATAAAAGTGCTTATGATGCCTGTATGATGATTGCTACAGAAGTTCACAATCAATTTGGAATTTATTATTATATGTTTATGGATGTAGCAGGAAATGTAAATTTAATGGAATGTGATAGATATTGGAGTAAGCAAACAATTAGACCATGTAGTGATTCTTCTTTAGCTAATCCAGATGGAACACTTATTGCTTTATCCTATAGGAATGATATGTCAGATATGGTTACAAGAGTGCAACTGTTCGATAGTAAGGGCAATGCTGTTGATATAGAAACTGGAGAATCTGCTGAAGGTGATGATGAAGGGGGTGAAGAATAATGGCTAAGTCTCCTGAACTGGAACATATGAGTATTGGAAAAGCACAAACACTAGGAACTAAAAAAATAAATGAATTATTAGGATTAAAAAATTTAACAGATGAAACAACTGGAGAAGAAGCTAAGGCAATTAATAATACTTTAACAGCTCCTAGTGGTATTATTAAAAAATATGGACTTATACAGGATATTATTTTTAAATCTAAGAAAGAAGATCCAACTTTAAAAGCAAAAAGAATATTAAATGAGAACTGCAAACCTAAAGAAACTATAGAAGTAGAGTGCATAGGAGATATAGACTATAGAGTGGGTTTTGGAGTTCATTTAGTTGCGCCTTTTTTAAAAGGTTATGAAGATTGCTTTATGTATATAAAAGAGGTAGAACATGAATGGAAATCCAATAATTTATTTATAAGTAAGCTTACGTTAACACCAAGTAGAGTAATGGATGAAATGGAATGGACAGATTTATATGAGGATGAAGATGAAGAAGGAAATTCAGCTTCAAGTTCTGCTTTATGGGAAAAAATTTATTCTGTTTTAAAACAACAAGAAGGCAAATCGTATGTTTGGGGTGCGCATGGACCAGATACATTTGACTGTAGTGGTCTAGTAGAATATTGTTACAACCAATACAAAGCAGAATTAGGACTAACACTTGGTTGGACTACTTATGAGCAATGTAAACAAGGAACTGAGGTTGATAAAAATAGTAAAGAGAGTTGGGAACCAGGAGATTTATTATTTTGGATTGGTAATGGTAGTTATCCAGCACCAGCTCATGTTAGTGTTTATATTGGTGATAATAAAATGCTTCATGCCCCAAGAACTGGAGATGTAGTAAAAACTGTAGATGTTACAAGAACAGATATTTATTCTGTTAAAAGGGTAATACCAGCAAGTAAAACTGGGTATGCAGATATTAATATTGAAGGTGTTCCAGATGAATATTTGAGTAATTTAACTGCTGTTGAAGGTAATTGTAATACATTTATTTCTAATATGAGCAAATATAATTTTAAAGATATTATTATAAATAAATCTAATGTATATAAAATAGATGCTTATGTTACTGCTGCAATTATTGCAATAGAAAGTGAAGGAAATCCTTATTGTGGAGGTTCGTATTATGGATTAATGCAAGTAAGTGGAGGTTCATCAGACCCAGCTAATAATATAGAGCAAGGATTAAAAGAATATAAACAAAAAATGAGTGCTGTTGGTATTCAAACTCATGTAATATTTTCTGCCTATAATAGTGGTGAAGGCACAGTACTTAATGCTTGTAAACAAAATGGATATAATACATCAACAGTAACAGTTAAACAATTAGGAGATGCTTTATATAGCTATGTGAAATCTCATAATCCTACTTGGGATCCAAACGAAAAGAAATATTATGCTTCAAAAGTATTAAAAGCCTACAATATATTAAAAAATAAAAATGTATTGAAATAAAAAGAGGTGATATTATGGCTTCATCATTTGATGAATTTTGGAACTCTATAGATAAACAACAAGAAAAGAATATGATTGACGAACCTTTTGAAATAGGAAAAGTTACATCAATAGATCCTTTGGTTATAGAACTGGAGGGTCTTCCTTTATATAAGAATAATTTATATATAAATCCTTACTTATTGGAATGGGATGAAAAAGTTAATATTACAACTAGTATAAACAATGAGCATAGTCATACTATTTCAACTATTCATCACTATTCAAAATTAAAAAAAGGAACAAAGGTGGCTTGCTATGGGATTGAATATGATGATAACGGAAAAACGTACCAAAAATATTGTGTGTTAGAGGTGATTGAAAATGAGTTTTTTCCCAGAAGATTTTTATAGTAATAAAGCAATGAATAGAATAAAGAAAAAAGAAGTTAAATTATTGAAGGATTATGCTATTAATCTTAATACAGGAGAAATATTGCTTGATGAAAATAAAAAAGCAATTATTGTAGAGGGATTAGATGCAGTAATAGTACAGGCATGGAGGAAAATACACACAAAGAAAATAGATACATTAGCAGGTGAAGGTTATTTAATCTATGGTAAGAATTTTGGAAGTAAACTTCATAAGCTTATAGGAAAAAGTAAGAGTAATGGTGATATTTATGCATATCAAATGCTTCACGATTGCCTAGTGGATGGAACTTATGTAACTGGAATAAGTAATTTTTCAACAGAATTAGAAAAGAGCTGTTATAAGATAAATTACACATTAGAAAGTATCTATGGAAGCAAGCAAGATAGTATTTATATAGAAACAGATTAGGAGGTGATTTGATGGCTTATTATAGAAGTGCTGAGGATGTATATAATGAAATGTTTCTAGGATATACAGCAACTAATACTGAAGAAGGAAGCTTAATTTATAATGCTTGTATGCCAGTATGTATGAAGTTATCACAAGCGCTTTTAAATTTAGATGAAGCAACTAAAAAGGTATTTGCTAGTTCTGCTGTGGAAAGTGGGTATTCTAGTTATTTGGAAAGAAGAATAAAAGAAGTCGGAATAGAAAGAAAACAAGCGACTTATGCCAGTACTAAAATTGATGTAAATGGTTCTCCAAACGCAAGCTTAAAGGCAAATAGTATTGTAGGAATTAAAGATAATAGATTATATATAACTCAAAGTGACCTAGTATTAGATCAAGAAGGTCATGGAAAAATTAATATAAAAGCTGAAAAACCTGGTAGTAAATATAATGCAAAATCAGGTGAAATAAATTATTTACCAATAAAGTATACAGGTATAGTATCAATTAATAATAAAGAAGCTATAACTAATGGTTATGACATTGAGAGTAATGAAGATTTATACAATAGATATTTATTAAAGGTACAAACTCCTGCAACGTCAGGAAACAAGTATCACTACGAACAATGGGCGAGAGAAATAATTGGAGTAGGATTTGCAAAGTGTATTCCATCTCCTGGATATGTAAAAGTAATAATAACAGACTCTAATAAAAGAGCAGCCAATAAGGAATTAATAAAAGAGTGTTATGAACATATAGACAATGTTAGACCTTTACTAGCAGGGACATTAGAAGTAGTTACAGTAACAGAATTAAATCTTAATATAACAGCAAATGTTGAAATAGATTCGAGTGTTGTTCTTGGAGATATACAAAATTTATTTATTAATGAAATACAAAAATATATTAATGATATTGTGTTTAAATCCAAAAAGATAAGTATAGCCAAGCTCGGAGGATTACTTATTGGACTAAATGGAGTTATAGATTACTCTAATTTAAAAATTAATAATTCTTCTAACAATATTACGTTAGGAGAAGATGAAATTGCAGTTCTAGGGACTGTTACGTTAGGGGTGATGTAGTTGGATATTACAAAATTCATTGAAAAATTTAATAGGATTGATGGAAATATCTACACTATAGAGGAAGTAGTAACTCCAGTAGATAGTGTGTATGAAGCTGAATTAATACATGACAATGTAAATATTAAAACTATTAATATCTATACAGGTTCTAAGCTTACAGGAACTAAGATTACTACTTATAGTACATCTACACCGAGTCTTACTCCATGGAAAACTGTAATTAAGATATTTTCTACAGAACCTAAATTATATATAACATATGAAACTACTGGTGATACAATTGAAGCTGAAGATATTAATAAGCTTCAGGATGCAATTAATCTTACCCAAGAAGAATTAAACAAAGAAACTAATAGAGCTACCAGTAGAGAAAACAATATAGAGAAGAATCTTAATAGTGAGATAACAAGAGCTAAAAATGCTGAATCTACAGAAAATACTAGAGCAATTAATAGAGAGAATTTAATAGAAAAAAATCTAGATTTAGAGGTTGAAAGAGCAAAAGCAAGTGAGAAAGTATTAACAGATAATTTAAATACTGAAATTAATCGTGCCAAAGGTGCTGAAAAAGCTATATCTGATAATTTATTAAGTGAAACCAATAGAGCCACTAATGTAGAATCTACAATAACTAATAATTTAAATAAAGAAATTGATAGAGCAAAAGCTAAAGAAAATAGTGTAGAGGACAATATTAATAATTATAAAACAACTAATAATGCTGAAATACAAGGTTTAAAAGCTAAAGATATAGATTTAGATAATAAAAAAGCTAATTTAGATTATGTAAATTTAGAGTTGAATAAAAGATATACAAAAGACCAAACTTTTACTAGGGAGGAAGTTTTAAAGAAAATACAAGATTTAATAGGAAGTGCACCATCTACATTAGATACTTTTAAAGAAATAGCGGATGCATTAGGCAATGATCCTAACTTTGCAGCAACAATAATGAATGCACTTGCAGGCAAAGTAGATAAAGTTAATGGAAAAGAGTTAAGTACAAATGACTATGATAATACAGAAAAAACAAAATTAGCTGATGTAAATGCCAAAAAGCATGAACACAGTAATAAAAGTATTATAGATAAAATAACACAAGGTCTATTAGATGCTTGGAATAGTGCATATAGTCATATAAGTGATAGTATTAGACATATTACAAGTTCTGAACGGAATCTTTGGAATACAGTAAGTGATAAGGCTAATAAAATAGATATTCCAAGTAAATTATCTCAACTTACAAATGATAAAAAATTTATAACACAAGATGATATAGATACTAGCCAAAATCATATTCATAATAATAAATCTGTATTAGACAAGATAAGTCAACAGACATTAGATGATATGAATTTAAGTGCAGATAAGGTCTTAAAAAATGAATCAACTTCTATAAAAACAGATAGTACATTAACAAAATTGGATAATTGTGCTGGTGGTTATGTTCGCAATATGCAGATAAAGGGTAGAACGCTTCAAAATCTAGTACCTATTGCTAGTGTAAATTGGGATATTACAAATAAAAGATTGTTAAAAAATATAAAAGATAACATATGTAAAGATAATACATCTTATAGTTTTGTTAATGTGTCGTCAAATAAGGTTTTTGTAGATTTATATTTTAATAATGATACTTATAGTAGAAGTATAGGCATAGAAGCACTTAGTAAACAAGTTATAACTTTAAAAAATGAACGCATTTTTCTTGTTTGGGGTAGAGAGAGTGATGGTTGGGCTAATACAGATTCTGATAAAACTAAACTTAATACATCATTAATGATTCTTGAAGGTGACTGGACAAACAAAGAAATACCTCAATATTTTGAAGGAATCAAGTCAGTTGGTGAAGCAGAAGGAAATAAAATTAGTATTTTAACTTGTGGGGGAAACTTATTCGGAGGCAATT